CCTGGGCTCTTGTGAGATCATTATGGCGTAGTAGACACCGACAGGGCATGGAATTCTCTGTTAAATTTGATCCCGAGTGGGACTTAAATGAATACGGCAATAGGCTTGCTGATAAATTTACTGCTAATTACTATTTTAAAATTGATGATGCAGGCAATTGGACTGCCAATGTCACTGCTAAATTTGATTGCCCAGAAAACCCACATGCTCCTTGGTCTCCAGAAAATGATGTTAGGTCAGACTATAACATAGACTTGGCCTGGTCAGGATCTGGAAACTGGAATTAATGAAAGGTTATATCGTCGTTGAATTGATCGAGATCAATTACGCCCAGTATCTTCATTATCTTTGCAATATTTTTTGGTGGCTTGTCGGGACAAACTTCAGGAATAAATGCATACTTTAAATTACCATCGGCGTCGAAGATAAAACCATAATCTTCATCGCCGATGTCTTGGTAATCAGGATCTAGCTCTTGAATTTCTATTTCGGCACGTTTACTCATCGTTGCCTCCTGTTCTAAATATATTTATTGATTACTTAAACAGGATGAGTGCCATTAATACCGCCTGAATAACAAACCCCAGACCAATTGTAACGATGTTTAGTATATCCTTGAGAATTACTGCACGACCAAAAAGAAACACTAATCCCAACCATAAAAACATTACAACATCAACACTGGGAGTAGTATCAGTTAATCCGGTTAGTAATGCCAACAATGTGGGAATGGTGGCTGCGTGTAATGCTATTGCAGCCAACCATCCCAGTGTGTCGGCACTGATTTTGTGGAAGTGAGCCAAAAAGAACTCGGCTACACCATTTTTAATACGATTGAAATCAATTTTATTTGAATCTTCAGTTTTTGACATATTGGCTCTAGGTCTAAAGGTTGAATTTAACAGTGGCATTCTGTATCCCACTAACTACCATAAAAAACATGGCGTCCAATTTTTGTAATTGGAGTCTTGCCCCAGGTGGGTTTGACGTAGTCAGCATGAAAATACATTGCATTTTTGAGACTGGGTAACCGGAAGTTTTCCAGTAGAACTTTTTTTGCTACTTCTTCGCTTTCGCGATAAAGTGGTTGATAAATTGGCTTCACTCTATGAGTTCCATCACAGTACCATGAGAACTGACATACCACTTTTGAGTACACAATATTTTTCTGATAAACTACTCCACATACGTCTCCAGGAAAATTTCCACTTGCAACACGATTCATGGTCACCTGCGCCACAGCAACTTTTCCTTCAAATGGCTCACTGGCGGCTTCCCAATAGATATTCTGAGTCAAGCAACGCAGTTGACGTTCACGATCATTTGATGATACTAATTTTACTTTTTGCATTTGGGCCTTCTCGGCTGCCAATGCTTCAAATTTATTTTTGGTTACTGTTACTAATGCAGCAGTGGCTAACCACATACCAAAAACGATTGTCACAAATTTTGCAATACTAGGCAAATATTGTTTCATGTTACACCCTCCTTATTCAGGTTGTAGTTTTATATAACTACGAGATTTTTTAGAAAACAACTGCTATAACACCATTATCTGGTACTATAATAGTACTTTCTTTGATTTTTTACTAGTTATGTAAGCAGTTAATTGTATATCAACCACAAATTACGTCTGGACTTCCAGCGGCACAAAAATCTCCGCAACTGATTGAATCACCAATTCTGGCCAAGGCCAAGCCATTGACAAATACTGTTGATGAGCCAGAACTCTGATTACTACCATGTGTGTCTGGTGGTCCTGGGTCAGTATGATCAGGCCATGCATCAGTGACCCTGACTGTACCCTGCCCATTTACAAAAGTATCAGTACTGCCGTTGGGGGTACTGGGACGAGGAACATATCCGCCATGGCCAGTACTGGGGTCAACATTGGTTCTAGTTACTGGTGGCATTACACTTTCCCCATGGCAACATACTCCACTAGTGTTAATGCTCCTGGAGTATAACTGTTATTTATAACCTGTGTCAATGGTAAAGTTGTTACTCCATTAATTGTAACGGTGTAACTTGCAGTTTTACTATCAGGTGATACTGCAGCTATATAATTACCAACGAAATTTAAATTAGCACTAACGTTTGACCATCTGGTCACGGTCACAAAAGTATTGGCCCAGGTATTTCCGGTTTGTACAGATTCTTCATACACAATACTCTTATCCCAGTTGTCATAATATTGACCAGTAATTGTAAACGAACTGGATGACACTGCCACATTGATATTGCCGGTTGTATTTGTCCCCTTGACAACCACGATATTGGCGATTGTGGGATCAAGTGCATCTTTAAGTACACTCACAGTCTGATTCAACTGTGTCTTTTCTGTAGTAGCAGATAATGTTGCAGGACTAAGGGAATAGGCCATTAGGTAATAATGCCGCCCCGTGTAATTGGTTCAATACCTGTGGTGGTCTTGATATAATGTTTTTGCATTTGATCAATACTGGGAGCATGCATTAACACATGGGCTTTACTAAGACTAACTTTAATGTCGGTATCGGCAGTAAAAAGACTTTGTATTAGGCCAATGCCCTGTGCGCCGGGCATTACCGAGCAGGGTTTTTCCACACTGAACACTGACTCGGTTTCTTCAACTATACGTGCAACAATTTCATCACCATTGACTATTTTGAAACTCACAATATCCCCTAAAGAATATTTTTTATTGATTAACATTTTTTACCTTTTCGAAAAATTCTGGTTTTTGTTTTGATAACCCATCAAATCCTCCAGGAATTAATTCATAACCGTGAAAAATCTGTGGGACACTTCTCAAGCCTTTATCTACTAGCATCTGTCTTGATTCTGGGTCTTTCTCTATGTTAACTTCTACATACGGAATGTTTTTACTTTCCAATAGCTGTTTGGCCCTGTCGCAAAATGGGCAATTATTTTTTGAATATACTGTTATCATTACAAACTAAATCCTTTGAACGTGTTTTGATCAACATCTTGTTTTGTACCGCCAATTACGTAACTGCTAATTTCTGTTTCCTGCGGTGCTACTTGTACTTCTGCACCAGCGATCCATTTCTGTGTCCAGGGCAATGGATTGCTTCCTGTTTTAATGTGACACTGTAGTCCCACAGCAGCCATTCGTTTACAGGTTAGCCAATCAACATATTGCCCTAACAGCACTTCGTTTAGACCAATCATTGAGCCATCTTTAAACAAATAGTGTGCCCAGGCTTTTTCCTGTGCCGCTGCTGCTAAAAACATTGCTTCGCATTCTGCATGAGTTTCATGTTTGATATGAATATAATCCGGATCATCCTGGGGTAGCAATTTTAGCAGGGTTTGCGTGGACCCTAAGTGGACATTTTCGTCTCGTGCAATTAGTTTGATAATTTTAGCATTACCTTCCATCTTTTTCAACTCTGCAAATGCCCAACTGCAAGCAAAGCTAACATAGAAACGGATGCCTTCTAGTGCGTTTACGCTATTCAAGCATAACCACAATTTCTTTTTTAGTTCGTATCTATCAATCGTAACAGTCTGATGATTAACTTCATGAATACCATAGCCCAATAGTCTATAGTAACCGGCATATTCTATCAGATCATCATAATACTTGCTAATGTCTATAGCACAATCCAGTATCTCGGGAATTTCTGTCAATTGATCAAATACGGCACTTGGATCGCTATACACATTGCGTATAATGTGAGTGTAACTACGACTATGAATTGTCTCGTTGAAACTCCAAGTCTGGATCCAGGTCTCAAGCTCAGGGATAGTAGCAAGAGGGAGAAAAGCCAAATTGGGGCTACGACCTTGAACGCTGTCAAGAAGAATTTGTCGTTTAAGATTACTTGTAAAAATATGTCGTTCATGATCAGTCAGTTCCTTGAAATCTTTTGCATCACGTAATACATCCACTTCCTCGGGTCGCCAAAAGAATCCTAACTGCTTGTCTGTTAGTTTATCAAATTGTCTATACTTTAATACATCATAACGCTGTATGGGTGCTGCACCACATTCATCCAGGAATGCCAGGGCCTTGGTATGATCTGTTTTATTATTGATATTGAATACGCTCATTGTTCTCTCTTAAATTACACAACTGTCACAGTCTTCTTGATCTTGTGCTGCTTGATCTTCTAGTTTAATATCTGCTGCCATTTTATCTACATTAATTTCGCCTTGACCATCAAAGGTGTTGAAATAATAGAGCTGTTTAATTCCAAATTTATAGCACATAATCAGATGTTGTAACATCTCGCTCATTGGTATCTTTTCGTCATTGTAATGCTGTGGGTTGTAGGATGTATTTACACTAATACCCTGATCAATATACTTTTGTAGTACTGCACATAGCTTGAGATAACCTTCGGGGTTTTTTTGGTCCCAAAGTAGCTCATATCTGTTCTTTAACCGGCGATATTCGGGCACAACTTGCTTTAATTGCCCGTGTTTTGACCCTTTGATACTAACATAGCTTCGCGGTGGCTCAATACCATTCGTGGCATTACTAATCTGCGCTGACGTCTCTGCAGGCATCAAGGCCATTAATGTGGCATTACGCTGTCCAGTCCGTTGTACCTGTTCACGCAAGGATTTCCATGGCATACGTTCTTGATATGCGACTAGTTCGTCCACATCTAGTTTACGTGTGTCAATAGGCAATACACCTTTCGCGCTCTTGAGGTCGTTCCATCTGGTACATGCGCCTTGTTCTTCCGCGAGGTCCGCAGAGGCCTTGAGCAAATAATAACTCCAGGCCTCTGCATACTCATCTACCAAAGGTAATGCACGTGGATCACTATAACTAACATCATTTTTAGCTAGGAAATAGGCAAAATTAATAATACCTATACCCAGTGGTCTAAACTCCTCGGTAGCCAGCCGAGCAGCCAGGATTGGATAGTCCTGATAACTTAGCAACGCATCCAATCCTCGTACTGCCAAACGACACATCTTTTCGAAGTCATGTGGGCTTTTTACATTGCCCCAATTGATCGCTGATAGAGTACACAGGGCGATCCTACCATCCTCGTCATTGACATCTTTCAATGGTACGGTTGGCAAATCTATTTCAGCGCAAAGATTACTCATCTTAACCGGGGCCACAGCCTCGTCAAACGGACTGTGGGTGTTGGCATGATCTACGTTCTGCAAATATATTCTTCCGGTATCCTTGCGTTCCTGCATGAACCTACTAAACAAATCTGCTGCTTTAAAAGTTTTCTTTCTTAACTTGGTGTTACGTTCTGCTCGCTCATACAACTCTTTAAAACGTTCTTGGTTATTGAAAAATACCTCGAACATTTCAGGTACATCATGTGGACTAAAACAAGTAATGTCGCCACCTGTGATCAGTCTTTCATACATTAATTTGTTAAATTGCACACCATAATCCATGTGGCGCACACGATTATCCTCGGTACCTTTATTATTTTTTAATACAATCAAGTCCTCGATCTCGAGGTGCCAGATAGGGTAATACAAAGTAGCGGCGCCATTACGGA